ATAAGGTCCTTACGAATAGAGTTCTCGTTGAGACCTCTCTTTTTGATAACTTGTTGCATCTTTACAACCTCCTTTTGTATCTTAACATCTTTACGAGATGGTTTGGGTGGGGGTGTTTTTGGTTTTGGTTTTGGTGCGAGCATAGAGTTGCGTACCATTTCAATCTTCTTACAGAGAGTTGCTTTTGTCTCTTTGGGGTCAAGTTTAATTTTAAGGATACCCGCAACACGAAGAAGTTCAGTCTTGCTATAGTTTGTGCACGCGGACCTACCAACTTTGAAAGAATTACCAGTACCTGTAAGTGCAACATTCTTATTTTTATCTGTATTCTTAAACGTTGCTGTTTTCACATTTGAAATCTTTTTAATCTTGTCACAAATAGCGTCCTTCTTTGTTGACGCGGTAATGCCAACAACACCCAACTTCTTGGCGAGATCCACGAGCTCGGGTTTTGCCATTCGCATACACTGTTTACTATCAATCTTTAACGCGGCACGTTGTGTTTTAGTCAAAGGTTTCAATTTTTTAGAAACTGTTTTCTTTTTTTTAGGTTGTGTCTTTGTAAGTCTGTTTGGAATTGGTGTTGTCAATGTTATGTCTCCACCTTCATATAACATTCTCGCGAGCTCAATACCTACCTCATAGGCATCTATTAGATTGGATGGATTACTCGCACCAGAGACTTGAAAGTTACAAGTCTTTGTCATAATAAACTTATGTCCATTATATGTTGCGTACATAAATGGAGACTCTTCTGGATTATACATAAGCCAAGAAAACCCGTATATTCGTTGTTTTGACGCAAGTACACTCATATTCGTGATAATACCATTCACTCTAAACTGACCACTAAGATTATTATATTCAAATGGATTATATAAAAATGACTGTTTTTCAGAATATGTATTTACAATAAAACGTCGAATAAGTTCCGGTTGATTTGAAATATTTTTTCCAATGAACCCCCCGGAAAACCGAATTTTACCATTTCTATAAAAGTTAACTGTAGCACCCTTAGACTCCGAGCCATTTGAAACTGTTATTTTAAGTTGAACTGTAAAAAAGTTCTGGTTGAGATCACCTTGCTTTCCATATTCTCTTGTATGTGTAAACCCAGTCATAAAACGACCATAAATACCATTGACTTCCTTTGTGTCTATATAAAGACCCTCCCCAATGGGTGTTTTAGGAAGTGGTGTCTTAATAAGTATTTGTCTAAGGTCGACACGACTTTCCGCGTCAAAATCTTTGTTTACGGTTGCATTAAACATACCTGGATTAAGCTTACTCACGACAAAATCAATATTTTTTGATACGGGGGGTGGGCTGCGTTGAGCGACATCAACAATGTAATTTATATTATCATCATTATTACTATTTGAATTATGAACAAACTGAGCAAACTCTCCATAATTTTCGTTATTCATCAAGTTTCTTTCAAGACGAGGTGGAAAAGTTTGTTGCTTTGTGATTCCAAGATCCATTTCAATCTCTCTCACGAGAGCATTATTTGACGCAGTCGTAGAAACAGAATTTGGACTGTTCGCGGGTTTTAACTCTATCCCCGACTGCTGAACAAATTCTCTGAGCTGCTGGCTCATATTACTATTGTGTAGTATTTTTTTTAATAATCGTCGGTGAAGCCCAAACTCTCCTCAACCACATCGACACCATAGATAATCGGTTGTTTTGGGTATGTACGTCCCTTGTAGGTCACTACCTCTTCTCTGACTTCAATATCTCTCGAACTGAAAGGACCAGCGTAGAAGTCTTGATTGAACTTCGGTCTTCCCAAGTTGTTTGACTGACAATGTTGATTAAACACCTGTACAAAGAGCTTCTGAGGCACGAACAAGTCCTTTCCTTCGATAATGTTTGTACTCTCGAGGAAGTTGTGAAGGGTACTCGCAACCATTGCAACTTGCTTCTGTATCTTCTTGAAGTAATCTGGTACAACATTCCATATGTCTTTGTCTCGATACTTATTAGAGTAATCTAAATATGCTCTTACACATTTAAGAAGGATGATAGGTAATTCTCCGTTTAACTTTTCATCAAGTTGTGGGTCTGCATCTCTGACCTGTTTTGAAAAGTTCCAAGGTAAGATACGACGAAGTACCGAACCCGAATTGTCCTTCCAATTTGGAACTTCATTACCACCAAGAACGCCTGGTACATTCCATTCAATTGAAACTGCAGTCTTATTCTTCACTGCAACCGAAACATCCTCTCCTGAAACCATGGACTGAAATTCTGCTTGTTCAAGGGCTAAATCCCCTTTTACTTCTGGAGCAATGAACATGAATGCATCCTTGATGGCTGAGAGACCGAACTTCTTCTCGATGTTATTAGAGAGAGTACCCACATCTTCATTTTCATAAAACTTCTTGAATACTTTTGTAATCAATGTAGATTTACCAGATCTAGCAATCCCCTTGAAGAATGGAATAACTTGCCATCCATCGAGTTCTCCAATGTCATAACACAAACGACCACCCATTACATATGCCCAGTTACATACTTCGTCTTCAAAGTTTTGATACTTAAGAACCGAGTCAAAGAATGGTGTTGGAATATCCTGCCACCTCTGAATGTGCGCAAAGTCATCAAACTGTTGATCAAAGTACTTACACGCAATAATAGTCGGATCAAGGCATCTGAATTCTTTGCTGTCATAAGGATAAAAACAGCAATCATAGACGCCACGATCTGGAATCCATTCTTTACCAACAAAGACGCCGTTTTTGAAAGACCAGACGTGCCTTCTCTTAGTAATTTCTGGAAATTGTGCGTCAATACACTTGGACATATTATCGATTACATCTCTGAATACCGAACCTCTCGATGTAAAGTTTTTCCAAGTGATGAAGTCGTCGTCTTTTTGTGCTAGTGAATATACATACTGCTCAATTGAAAACTTTGTTTGCCATGCCCTAGTTCTATGACCCTCAATCGTTCGAATCTCTTCACAACATTGCCCTTTGTATCTCCTGTATCCAGCTTTGTATGTTTGGTCGAGTGTGTATAATAGACATTTCTGAAATGGTGTCGAATTTTCAACTTCACTCTCATCAATTGTTGATGGATCACCAAGTGCACTGAATTGTGGAAGCGCGGTCGGGTTATCCACTCGTTCAAATGAGATGTAATGTCTTCGAATATTATCATACCCATCATTTACTTGTTTTTTGATATTGTTTATGCGCGTGACATTTGTAATACCATCATCGTTATACTCTTTTTTGTGTATTTTAAGATCTCTAACGTGATTCTTCAAGTTTGTGAGAAATGTACTCTGTCTATCGCGATTACCTTTAATGGAAATGAGATCAATCCTACTTGGAATTGGATTTCCCAATTCATCAAAATTTTCGGGATGTACAAATTGTCGATATCCCAATTCTCGAACATTTCTAAAATCATTCGACTTTAGAGACCACGCGTATTCGAACTTTTCGATTATATTAAGTACCTCTTCTTCTTTCATTGATTGGATGTGCTGTTTCTGAAGTTCCGTGAGAGCTTCATACTTATTAGGTTCCTTATCAATGAAATGGGTGTGTTCCATTCTATGATTTATGTATAGACGAGTTTTCTTTCTAAGCCGATTTTGGGGGTTGCATTTTGGCAAGCATCTTTATGAGTATCTTATTTTGTGTCTCCAATTGGTAACAAAGATTAACAAGGGCTGAGCAAACGGTATCTCCGTCTGGAGTAGCCAATAGGGAAGTCATAAGATTTGCGATATCTATACCTTCCTCTTCTTCTTCATCCTCTTCGAAAAAATCGCCATCCTCTTCTTCATCTTCGGTCATCATAAGTTCTTCTTCTTCATCTGAAACGATTTCACCTTCTTCAACTTCTTCAACTTCTTCGACTTCTTCAGGGCGAGTCGACATTTAGTTTAAACTGAGAAAAATTCATTTTGAAAATTTCGCACTGATGCGATTTTAGCCAAAAAAAAATCTCAGTATATAGTACAAAACTCTCACAATGGCCGGTGGTCTCATGCAACTCGTCGCCTATGGCGCCCAAGACGTCTACTTGACCGGTAACCCAAAGGTTACCTTCTTCCAAGCTGTGTACAAGCGACACACTAACTTCGCGATGGAAAACATCGAACAAACTGTTAACGGTACCGCCGCCAACTCAGGCCGCGTGTCCGTGACCATTGCCCGTAACGGTGACTTGGTCGGCGACATGTACGTCGAACTTAAGTCCGCTGCGGCTAACACTAAGTCATCTGCCGGTGATGACTGTAACTGGGTCGCTGAACGTGCGATTGCCTCCGCGGAATTGTCCATCGGTGGTCAACGCATCGACAAGCATTACCAACGCTGGTGGCGTTTGTACTCAGAGCTTTACTTGGATGAATCTAAGAAGGCTAACTGGGCTAAGATGACCACCGCGATCACAGGTAACACTGTGTACTTGCCACTCGTCTTCTTCTTCAACCGCAACCCAGGTTTGTACTTGCCATTGATTGCGCTCCAATACCACGAAGTCCGCATCGACTTCGATTTGACCTCCACTTTCACCACCTACCTTGATGCCACTGTCTTCAAGGTGTGGGCGAACTACGTGTACTTGGACACCGAAGAGCGTCGTCGCTTCGCGCAAAAGGGTCACGAATACCTCATCGAGCAAGTGCAACACACTGGCTCCGACACCGTCACCGCCGGTTCCACCTCCAACAAGCGTCTCTCCTACAACCACCCAGTTAAGGAGCTTGTCTGGTGCTTCAACGACCCAGCGTCCGGTAACGTTGCCACCTCTTTGTGGAACTTCACCACCGCTCCAGGTGCGACCGCTATCGTTCTTGAGTCCAATGCGTTCGCTCAAGTCTCTGGTAACTGCTTCGTGCCAGTCACCCAAGCGACCGGTGTCCCACTTGTCGTGTGCGGCGAAGCCGGTTCCCTCAGCGACTTCACCGAAGAAGCTGTTGGTCCATTGAGCAACTTCAAGCTTGTCCTCAACGGTCAAGACCGATTCAAGGAACAAAAGGGTAAGTACTTCAACCAAGTTCAAGCGTACAACCACCACTCTGGCTGCCCATACCCAGGTGTGTACAGCTATTCCTTCGCGTTGAAGCCAGAAGAGCACCAACCAACAGGTACCTGCAACTTCTCCCGCATCGACAACGCGCAAGTCGCGGTCACTCTCCCATCGGGTGTTGCGTCCACCACCATGCACATGTTCGCGGTCAACTACAACGTTCTCCGCATCCAATCCGGTATGGGTGGTCTCGCCTTCTCCAACTAAGTTGTTGATTATGGCATATTGAATTCGCGAGTATAAAAAATTAAATTTAAAAAAATGGATATCACCCAATTTTTAAATCTAGTATTATAATAAACAATGGAAGACGATAAGCAGACGACTACCCAACAAAAACTTGGTTTCATCATACCATTTACCATTTTGGTTATTGGTATGGCTGGAGTAGGTTACATGATGAGCCGTAATCGTGGTATGAAGATGAAGTAAATTAAACATAACTCTCCCCTAGTAAATAAGAATGCAAGACGTATACACGGATGGAAGTTGTTTGGGAAATCCAGGAGCTGGTGGTTGGGCTGCTCTTGTATCGGGAAAACAATTGTATGGTGGACAGGACAAAACAACAAATAACATTATGGAAATGACGGCAGTTGTAAGAGCACTAGAAGAGTGTCTCGATAAAGGCATTCTTGAGATAAGACTATTTACTGATAGTA